CTCATCTATACAGGTGGGTGGCGGGGTCGTAGTGTAAGGTAGTGATCTACAACAACGACCATAACGAGCGCGTGCAACTATGCTGGAGATAGCAGCAGGTGGCACACGCTGCTACACGTACAACGTGGTAGGCTATCTACACCTAACGCGGTAGGTAGCCACGACGGGGACAATCACCCCCCGCGCGCTCCTTGACATACTAACGACGCACTTAAGCGGTGACGCCTGCAGTAGGATAGTTACACTCAACTGCAAGCGCTCCGATCTCAATCAGGGGGATGATACACCCTAATGAGTGGGCTATGCCCATCGCAAAGGCGCTCACTCGGATAGGTAGGCAGACGCAAAGGCGGTCAATTCAGCCCGCGCGCGCTCCTTAGACGAGCTCAAACTATTAGAGTGTAGTACCCTATGTGCCTCTATGTGGCAGGCCTTACACATCGCCCTAAGGTTGCAGGGGTCAAACGCCAAAGCCTGCATATCATCGGGACGCCCCGCGCGCTCCTCTATTGGGCGTATATGGTGCACCTCGGTGGCTATCGTTGTCCTACCCGCCTGCTCGCAGTCCTCGCAAACGGGGTGCGCGGATAGGTATGCAGCTCGCAAACGACGCCAGCGCCTTGAGTTGATCAAGCGGGTGTACTCCTTAGTCCTGTGCCTCTTCATCTTGGAGGGGGTGGCGGGTGTAACTGGATCGGTCGGAGCGGTGGCAGGCGCAGGCATCATCGTGATGATGAGTACAGTCGCCTCCCTCGTGATGAGAGTTCGTGTGATGAGGCTCGTGATGAGCCAAGTCCGAACGCTTGTGATGAGTGGCTCGTGATTCGTTGAACTTGTCAAGCGCCCAACGCTCGAATGATTCGTAGCTTGTGATTTTCGACGGAGGGCACTGCAAGCGCAAGAGTGATTCGTGAAGCAGGTCACGAGGAGCGAGTGAGTCGCCAGTGAGACGCTCGGCTCGGTCTGCATACTTGTCGTAGAGTGCTTGATAGTGCAGACGGATGAAGCTCTCGTACCACTTCGGAGCATCAGCGTGCGAGGGCGTGGCCTGCTCGCCAACTATTTCCGTTTTGGACATACTTGATACTTGGCCATTGAAAAGAGCGAGCAGGACAGCGGTCTCCTTGTGGCCGTCCTTCTTCCGACGTCGTCTCCGCCCGAACTCTGGAACTTCCCAGTCCGCCAGAGCCTTGAATGCGTCTTGAATGGTTGTGTCGTCAGGGTCTTTCTCTCTCTGCTCTGCATCTTGGAGCAGGCGGATAGCCATAAAGACAGAAGCCTTAAACAGCTGGTGGTTGCTCTTGAAGCCGAAGTGCTTGCGAAGTCGTCTCACCTCTACCGCTGCATCTGCACCTATCCACGTTGTGATTCGCTGGTAAACTGGGTGTTCTTCTTGCGTTGATATATTAGTAGACATATCTCATCGTAGTATATTAGTGTGTTGGGTGGTACGGGCGCAGGCCTGCGGTGCACCACAGAAAAGTTCATTTAGAATTCCGAGGAACTTCCAATAAAATAAAACCGCACCCCCCTTAATCGCAAGGGAGGGCGGTCTTATTGGCTACCTACCGTCTACGAGGTGGAGGCGTAGGTCGATTAGGATTATCCCAGTAGCGAGGAGAGGAGGTGTCGTATCGCTCACCGCTGAATCTATCTCCGTCAAGGACCTCGGGAGAGAGAGAGTCGCTGCTAATCACTGCGGGCTTACGCACTTGGTGATATGTACCGCGCTCTGTACCCATCTGAATATCTATCTCTCGAGAGACCGCAAGCCACTCCATACCCGCGTATCTCCTTAGCGTTGTACGGTGGTGGTATGCAAACGTGCCCGTCAGTTCATAGCCACGCTCTGGGAGTGAGCCGTATATCGCACCGAAGCACTCTGCACGGAAGCCAGCGAGGGTGTTCTGCGTATATCCGCTCGTCTTGTCTATCGCTCCTCGCTCACTCAAGGGCTTACCGTCCTTTGTGTGGATGATAGACGGAGACACAGACACGATGCCATCGCCTGCGGACAGATGAAGCTCCGCCTCTGCTCCCTCTCCAGTAGAAGAGGTAAACACAAAGCGCTCGCGTCTATCCTTAGACAGCTCCTCGCCTCGTCTGCCAATGGCATCAGAGAGCCACAGAGAGGGCGCTTGGCACACAATAGCACTGGGTACACTCCACAGCTTCCACTCTCGGAATTTCTCAAGCGTCTCTCCGTTTCGCTTATAGAAGCTCACATTAGAGAACACTTCAAGCTCGAGGGTATTATATCCTGCTGGAGGAAGCGGAATGTACAGCCCCTCCCCGATAATATCCTCCTCGCTAAATCGCGGATGATTCCACGAAGTACCCCACGACAATTTGTTGTCTCCACCCCCATAGGTAAGATGCGGAGTGTAGTTGGGGTGAGGAGCAGAGTTACTCCACCCAAGCTGGCGAATGCGATTTACATAGCCAGAATCATTGCGCTGTACATCTAAGTCGTAGAGGTACTTCACCCCCTTGTCACCGCGGGCAGTAAGACGGAAGTACAAGCGCACTTCCTCAAACTGGTCTATGAACTTCTTGAACTCTTGTATGCGGCTCTTTGCTCGCTCTCGCTCAGCCCTTGCCTCTGAATAAGTGTACCCCCTTCCGACTGCAGGCACACTAAACACGACACGCTCCTGCGACTTCTCCGACAGAGCTTGATATATATCCTGCGACATAGAAAGGAGCAGAGGAACATCAAGGCGAAGCCCATACCGCCCATCATTCGGCACATCTGGGACTACCATACGCCACGGAGCCCCCATCCTTAGCGGATTGGAAGGAATATCCTCAGATGAGTTCAGCTGGTCTCTATACCACTTGAGCATAGCTATATAGTCCGACAGCTCCGACTCCTCCATCAGAGCCTCGCCTGCGAACGAGTGCGAAAGCTGGTAGATAAACCGACTTGGGTCTAACAAGCCAGCGACGGCCTGAAACTGGGAGACCTGCCCACTCTCATCTACCGCACGAAGTGACAGGTTGTAATGTGGGGACGCAGGTCTTATGCTATTGATCGTGTCGCCAACCAAGAAGAGGGTTTTATCGAGGTAGGCCTGATTTGCGATGCCTGGGGCGAAGCCGTGGATAGACTTCGTATTCCACACAAGGGCAAACAGATTTCTATCCTCACCAGTGGTAATCTCCTCCGTCTGGACAATGGCCTGCGACCATTTGCCCGCCACGTTGTGATCTGTCCTATACCTCCACGCAGGGAGATTCATCGAGACGACATCTGCACGAGGCACTAATCGCCAATCGGAAGAGGTGATCAATGCAGGGACATCAAAGGCTCTCGCCACAGAGTTAAGATGCGTCTTGGTGACGATAGTGATATTGCCAACCGCTGGAAGAGCCGAGAACTCCGCATCATTACCCTTAACCACCATATCATGAGGAGAGTAGTCGAGAAGTTCATCCCACCCGCTAATGGGGAAGTCAGCAAGCCCTACATTCCCAGCCACCGTAGAGACATCGGTGATAGCAAGAATGCCATCACCCTGCTCAACTCGCATACTTAAAGAGCCAAGGATGCGCTCGAGAGCCTCAAGGGCGGTAGTCGGATTATCTCGACTACCTACAAACGGAGACACATCTACGAATAGGTCTGAACCAAAGATATCAGAGAAGTGGTTTGCGATAAACTGGATATTGTATCTCGCAACATACATAAGGCCGTATTGTCGAACCGACTTGTGAACCACCTTGTCCCACTCGCCAAGACCGAGGGCCACAAGGTACGCCACGAAGTCCCCTACGGACATACGAGGATTAGACAAGAAGTCCATATCAAGACCGCCCTCCATTAAGTTTACCCTCGATAATCGTCCGAAGTCGTTAGCCTCAAAGCTGACGAGGTAGCCCGTATCTTGGTTGGCTGGCTCTTTATAGCTCTCTGGGTCAAGAACTCCACGCCAGTACCCTTTAGTCCATTCGTTAGACATAGGGTCGTACAAGCTCGGGATCTTCATCAGCTCTTCATCTGTTATACTCGACTTGCCCTCGAGGTAGAACAGAACTACGGACACAGACCCATCGGGGGCCTGCATCAGGTGGCGATACCGCTGGTCCGCCATCTCCTCCAAGAGAGAGAATGCCAGCCTACCCTTGACTACTGGGGCGAGAGCATCCTCGCTCTCCGTCGTCAGCGTCACCGCAGGCACGCCAAGACGCACCTCCTTTACCTTTGGGTAGCTCTTGGTTTCCTCCGTGTCTGGGTATGCGATTAGGAGCGCCCACATATCTCCCGATACATCCTTGAACGGAGCTACGTAGTGTTTGAATGTAGTGTTACTCATATCCTTTCTGATTAAAGACCGTGGTGATAAGTGACTGACTTTTTCCCGCAATGTAGTCCACACTCCACGCAGGCCGCCTGCCAGCGAATAGGACTTGTCGGTAGACTTGCGGAAGAATGAGCCACGGCAAAAAAAAAATTAAGCCGAGGACGAGGCCTGCGACGGCGATGATTAGTACAGCGCTCATAGTCTATCTGATTACGGTTACCACATCCAGCAGTCTCACAGATGTGACCACGTTCTCCCAGCTGTCGGAGATGGTGTTGCAGGCATCCATTGCGGAGAGCTCTTTGATAAGCATCCTGCGAGCGGTCGTCTTGCCCTTCCCATCGGTAAGCCCTACGATGTAGTAGTGGTAGCTCTCTCCGTCTACGTCAAGCCCGATAGCCTCGGACACCCCGAGGGGCTTGAGGCTCTTTATCTCTACCGCATCTAAGGAGAAGCTGGCGAGGTGGTCTAACACCTTAGCCTCCGCCTCGGTGTATGAGAGAGCATCCACAAGGTAGCTCTCGGTGACTTTCTTGTCATCTAAGTTGCTGTATGCAACTCGTGCGAGGAATAGTTCCATATCGTTAGTGTATTTGCGTTAGTTGTCCGTACTGCAGGCCTGCGCGTCGTAGCCTTGGGTGATCTCATCGATTATCTCCATAGCGAGTCCCCAGTTGCGGGGCATTAGACCTTCGGAGATGAGGCGAGAGAAGCGCTTTGTTGTGTAGGCTGGCAGACTATTCATTGTGACGAATACAGCGATGCGAGCCGTCTGCGCTTTAGTAGGAAGGCGCCCTCGTCCATATCCGTAGCTCATAGCCATCTGGCAGTAGTGTCGTGCCTTATCTAAGTCCTCACGCCCACCCTTCTTGTGGTGGCGAGATACGTATTTGACTACGTTCCCCTGGAAGAAGTCCAAGCCTAATAGGCCAATCAGTTCGATTGGCTGGAAGCGCATATCCTTGTAGTGGCTTCCGCCTACCTGTGTATCAAGTACGTTCATCTGTTCAGTATTTGCGTTTTCGTTAACCTATTGCTTCCGATGTTGCTCGGACGTGTCGAACATCTCAAGTACGTTTGCTACGTACACATCCCATACATAAGCCTTCGCCTCCTCAATAGAGGCCTTCTTGATTGGGATAACATCGAAGTCCCGATACTCACCAATTCCGTAGACTAAGAAGCCTACGCCATCGAGGTGCTGGATGTAGAAGTCGATGCCTATATCCGTGCGTGTGACTATCACGCCACCTCGGTTGGTGTCTCTCCATTTGAGCGGTAGAAGCTCACGTTCTAATTGCTCTTTCGTCATAGTCGTTAGCCTTTAATGCCGAGCAGACTGCATGCGCGCTTTATGCGGTCTTTGTCAGCAAGCCTCTTTATGTCATCAACGCTGGTGTCGTTGTGTGGGCTAAGTACTATTTCATACGGGAGATACATATACTGAACCACATCCATTGTGCTTAGATACAGCGCGGCACGTGTCCGAATGCCATTATCGTCAAACACCTCCCGAATTGTGTAGAATACATCTGCATCTGCCGATACCTCCATAAGTTCAGCGTAGTGGTCTACCACCTTCTCCCCATCCCTATCAAACGGGTCTGTGCAGCTCCACTCCAGCGGGCATTTCGCCAGCTGGGCTTTTACTTCTTCTCGTGTCATAGCTTTATTGCTCAAATGTTTGTAAAGCCTGTTTTACATATTCGTATTTGTCCGTGACCTCTTCCAGTCTTGAGTTCGAGATGGCTGCGAAGCGCTCCATCGATTTCAGTTCTTCTCGTGTCATAGTTCGTTGTGTTGTTTAGCGTTATAGTACATGCTCCAGATCTGCCTCGGTGACGCCCCATATTTCGCTGTAACTGCCTCTGTGCTTTGATACCTCGAAATAGTCATTTAGGTGTATGAACCTGTAGATGTGTCTTTCGACGAAATAGCCCTTTCGGAGAAAAGGCTTCAGTAGCTCGTAGAGCTCTCCATCGTTGAGGCAGAGACCCTCATATCCCTTGTCTGTTTTACTGTCAAACCTGTACTCTCCCTTCTCTTTGAGTGCTTGAGTGATCTCGGCTCTGAGCTTATTGAGGCGCTCCTCATTGACCTCCCACTTTCGGTCATTTTGCTCTATGTCGGGGGCTTCGTCCGCTGGCTTCCTCTTCTTGTTGCTTGTTTCTCCTATGGTATGGCCTACGAGGAAGGCTATCACGAGCATTGCTACTATTGATATTGCGTCCATATCTCTTGCGTTTTGTAGAGTGCGCCCCGCACTGATCTCCCCAAGGAGGTGTATAGCAGGGGAGGCTTGACCCAAGCAGGGCGCACTCGTGGTTAGTTCTGTTCGTTGCGTTCGCTCCTCAGTTTGTCGACGGCTTCTTCCGCCTCATTCCATTCACCACCGAAGACGTAGGTAATGACGCTCTGTGCGGCGTCGCTTAGTGGCACTTCCTTCGCTATCTCCCGTAGCTCTCTGAGTAGCTCGGTGTAGTCCTTCGGATCGGGCTCAAAGCCGAGGTTTTTAGCTTCACGGCAAGCTACCCATATCGCCCCAGCATTCCCTCGACTTCTGTATTGTGCATATTCCACTATTCTCCGAATGGCATTGCCTCGGAAGTAGTCAATACGATAGGTGATAAGCAGGTTGTCACGCCACGCTCTCAGCCGTTCTTTTTGTTCTTGTGTCATAGCTGTGTGTATTTAGTTATCTTGCTTCTGTTGCTTCATTCGGAGCTGGTGTAGCTGGGTGCGGAGGGCGTGTATCTCGGCCGTGAGCTTCTTTCGCTGTTCGCGCTTCTCCTTCTTCGCCCGCTCGAGTTGCTGTTGTAGGTCGCGGTTGGTATTTCTCATACTCTCCCGCAGAGCGTCCTTTGACTCTTGGACTACGTCCACCTTGCACTCTAAATCCACACAGCGGAAATAGAAGAACGCGCACAACACGACTGAGACAACGTAGACCACTAAGAGGGTGGTGAATGCTCCGATCGTCATAGTCATAGCTGTATATTCTTAGTTAGTAGCTCCTCGGTGATCTCGAGGGCGGTAGGCTCAGCGTCTCGGTGCTTCGCCACTCGGAAGCGGGTGACCTTGTCCCCTGTCCATCCTGTTAGCTCTCGGTAGGCGTAGTAGCCTTTCTGCAAGAAGGGTAAGAGTAGTGCGTGCGCCTCTCCGTGGGTTAGAGCCTCACCCTTGCCACTATCCTCGATGCGCACGTAGCAGAAGGGACTACCGTCCAAACTCTTGACTATCTCTGTGCGCATTCGATCTACATAGTCAGTACGTACGCCCCAGTCCTTGTCGTTCTCGGGTATCTCGGTTGGCGTGACGCTCTCCGCTTCTGTGGTGGTTGCCTTCGGCTCTCGCTCCTTTCGCTCGTTCCACAGCGTTAGCGTCACGGCTATTGACCACACGAGTAGCCCACCGCAGGCGATGATGAGCAGGTCGATAATGTTGTCCGTTGTCATTGTTCGTCGAGTTAGTATGGTGTTATATTTTCGAGGGTGGCTACCTCGCCTATGTTATACTTATGGTAGGTCGTTTCATCCACTGGGACGAAGTGCTTGCCATCTTTACACATAAGTACGACGCCATACACGTGACGCCCTCTACTTATAAGCCTGTGGTTCTTTCTTATGACCACTCCCGTATAGTAGTCTGGATGATTGCAGGAGACTGAAACCACGACTACCACGGAGAGGAGGAATGTGAATAGCTTTCTCATATTAGTACTTCTTCCCGTGCTTCTTGAGGTCTTTGAGTGTCATAGATCTATCGGATTATGTCGTGGATCTTAGGTAGGGCGGAGATGATAATCTCGCCTTCGAGCTCACATTCGTCTGCCCATCTTTTGGCTTGGGAGTATGTATCAGCTACTATCATCCAGCCTCTCCCGACAAACTCACCATCTACCTTATTTTGTGCGTAGTAGCATTTGGAGTCGTTGCGCCCATCTAAGTACTCTATATGGGGTAGGCTGTCAACTTCCAAATCGACACCCCATTGGTAATCTATCCTGAGGTATGGCGATATTATACTTAGGTAGACTTCTGTTTTACGAACAGCTTCTTCATGGCTGTCAGCGTAAACAAGATAAAAGTGAAAGTCGTCAACGGATCTTTCTGAAATGAAGCGGTAGGCGCTTATTATAAATATCTTCATATCTCTTAGTATTTCTTCCCGTGCAGAGCAGGGCGTGTGTCGTTGTACTTTAGCTTCAGCTCGATGTGAGTCATAAGGTCGATGCCGAGGCGGTTGCAGAGCAACTCCAGCGACTTAATGGAGTAGAGAATGGCGGTGCGATGAGCGTACATGTCGCAATGGCAGCACGCCTCCTGAAGGATAGGCCACAGCGCATCAGCAAGCGTCATTTCCCCAGCGATGTAGAATGCAGATACGCCTAAGTCGATCTCTACCTCCTTCTCCGACAGCGCACGATCTTTTGTCATCCACCCCAGCAGGTCGAGCATGCGTATCACTGCGTCGGCGATCTCGTCCTCCACTCTATCCTTGACCTCACGGAGGAACTCTTGAGCATAGGGCGCACCAGCTATACGCTGGAGTGTGTCTATCGTGTCGTGGTCGGCTTCGCCCACTTACCGATGCGGTCAGCTTCCACTGCCTCGGAAAGCTCCGAGACGACCAGCATCAGATAATGCCCGACGGAGTGTGGCACGTCCCAAAAACCTTTAGCCACTGCCCGCTGGTGGCAGTCCTTGGCGTAGCGGTTGAGCGTATCTGCGTTGTAAAGTTTGTATGTCATAGTCGTTGCTATTTGATGATGTGTGATAAGATGTGTTTGATTACCTCGACCGTCCACCCGTTTCCGAGCATCTTGTAGATTTGAGTGTCTGAACATCCCCACTTGTACCAGTCGGGGATGGTTTGCAGGCGAGCGCATTCGGTGGGAGTTAGTCTACGGAGCATACAGCCTATTTTAGCCACGGGCTGTCCGCTGCCGTCGTTCCTCGCTCTTGCGGGGATGCACGTGGCTTTGCCTCCTGCTGTAGGGCGGAAGCCCTGCCCATCCTTGTGCGTGCGCCAAGTACCAGGAGTAATTAGCAGATTGTCCTTCGTGACGCTCGTCAGGCTGTTGCTCTTGTTATCCTTCCGAAGTTCGATCTGTTGCTCGTTATTGTCCCCTCGCCCACGCATGGCACATGCCATATTATTAAAGCTCCAACTATTGGAGGTCAATGTTGGCGATTTGTCGGGGATAACTCTCGACTTCAAATAGCCACGCCCTCGTTGGTAGATCCCTATATACAAGATGTCCATATCGGAGTGGTTGCCTCCGCTATGCCCTCCAGCTGTTAGACAGGAAGCCTTGTCTTGCTGAGCCTTTGGCTTTAGCCTCTTGTCGAGCTTGACTACGTCTGATGCCTTCCCTTCCTGCGAAGTGGCTATGCTTTCAAGAGCCTCCTCGTTGAGAGAGAAATTGCGCATATAGTATTTCTCGTCCACTTCATCGTCGAGGATGTCTCCGATGTAGATGCCTCGGTCGGCAGGCTGGGGAATGTCCGTGAGCAACTCGCCCCATATCCCCTCGCTCTTCGTCCGAATATCGCTCCAGTATAAGCGCACTCTATTCTGAGCGGAGACAAGGGCGGAGTTAATCACAACGGGTCTAATGCCGAGGCTTTCGTTTATCCTCGCCTCGTCTGCTGGGCGCATCCGCACATTCTCAAGGAGGTACTTTACGTTGTGGTTGAGCTTTTGCACGTGGTGCAGGATGTCAAGGAACACCCAATACAGCCTGCTTCGTGGGTCATCGTGTCCAAGCATTTTACCAGCGAGTGAGAAGCCTTGGCAAGGCGAGCCAGCGAGGAGGAGGTCTATCTCCTCCCACTCAATGTTCCACTCTCGCCACTTCTCTACGTCTCCGAGCTGGATAGTCTCGGGAAAGTTGAGCTGCGTCTGCTGGATAGCGTGCTTGTCTATCTCGCTGGCGTAGTATCGTTCAATAGGCACGCCCAGCTCTCGCAGGGATATCTGACCGCAGCTCATTCCGTCAAAGAGTGATAGTACTTTCATTCTTTCGCTTCTTCTCTCTTACTCATCACGGGCTTAGTGCGCCAGGGGCGTGGCACACGCTCCAACGTGGCGGGCTTAGCCGTTGGAGCTTGGTACTCACCTTTGGTCAGCACCTTCTCTGCGAGCTTGAGCGTAAAGTCATTGACCTTGCCCAGCATCTCAAGGAGCTTGTGTTGCTGTTCGCTGACGAAGGAGAAGTAGTGTTCTACCTCGCCCTGCATCTTGGAGAGGTCACGTGCGTCTCTCTTTCGGGTAGCGTCCATACGCTCAAGAAGGCGCAGGCGTGAGTGTAGCGTCCATAGGAGGTAGGCCATCACGAGCAGGCCTGCAGAGAGTAAGAGCAGTAGTGTGATTGTCATTTGTCGAATAGTTTGGTAGGTGTTGCGAGGTGGTGGATAGCGAGGAGTAGTGCATCTCGCTCCTCTTGGTTGGTGCGAGCGAGCTTACTCTTCGGGAGCGTCAGATTGTGATACCTGCATACTCCGAGTATTTCAGAGTGTGTGATCTTTCCATCTTGTCCTCTCCAGTGCTTGAGCAGCGGCTTTTGGCAGATGATCGGGAACCCTTTTGCCTGTATCGCATCTCGGAGAAGCTCGCCAACCATAGCGCACCGCCCAAGGTGGTAGCCTTTCTTGGCTACAACTCTGTGGTTATCTTTTGGTGATGCATGCCAGTTGTGTGCGGTACTCCAGATGTCCTCGAGGACAAAGCGGTAGGCGCACTCCTTCTCGCCTCGATGTTCGTGTAAGCTGCATAAGGTTTCAAAGAAGTTGAGCTGATCTAAGACACTAAGGAATGGCATAGTATCGAGGTGAATAGTCCGATCGTTGAGATTGACGACAGCCCACCCAGAAGCCTCCGTATCGGGATCTACTCCAATAAGGAGAGACTTCTTTTGAGTTGGATTATCCATAATCTTACACGAGTTAGGCCTGCGCAGCACCTGTGGAGTACTCGATCTTCCACGCCTTGACCTCTGGATACCAAGTACCGTTATACTCGCGTCCGTCGAGATCGATATAGGCGGTCACCTCTTGCCCTAATCGCAGTGGGAACTTCTCGATAGTCTCACCGAATAGCTTGATCGGCACTTTGCTTGAGAAGCGTCCGCCTGTGTCAAGTACAAATACCTGCGACTGCCAGAGAGCACCCGTTGACTTACTTCTCCCCTGTATGAGTGGGCAGAGGACTGCTACTGTTCCCTTAATTTTGATTTCGTTGTCCATAGGTTTGTTAAATACTCGTTTTCGTTCTGTTCATTCTGTGGTCTGGCACTCCTACGAGCCGCACCTCGATGCAGTCACCACGAAGGCGAGATACCGCACGGTCTCCGTAGCGTTGAAGTTCAGACCATGGGAGGTTTGTGGTAGCGACGATCGGTGCGTCTCGATACCCATAGTCGGATCGCTGGTTGATGAGGTCCGCCAGACTCGCCTTGTTTCCATAGCGCTGGAAAGTAGCAGGCTCACTTCCGAGGTCGCCTATATGCAGAACTCGATAGTCCAGGGCGGTGTACCTTCCATCTGTGCTGTCCATAAGATCCGCCATGTGCCAAAGGGCGTGCGTCTCACCATTCCAGAGGAAGGGCATCATAGTGCGTCGGTTATTCTCTACATCGTAGAATGGCCGATGTAAACCGAGCATCTTGCTGAGGTCTCGCAGTAGAGTCACAAGAAGCGTCTTACCTGTACCCGTCTCACCAGTCACGATCAACCCCTTCATCGGGTCGTCTATCTCTGGATGTGGCAGGGCGAGTAGCCAAGACACTGCTTTTGCATATCCAAGAGCCAGCGTATCATTGTCAAGAGAAAATCGCTCCTCCCTCAGCTTGCCAAGCTCTGTGATATAGTCAAGCGCATCATCAAGTTTAATATCCCGGTACACACTATAGACCATTCGTGGTGGTAGGCCTTCTGTCCGCTCCTCCTTGATCTTCTTGACAAACTCCGAAGCGAGTGGGAGCGCACTCTCTTTTGGCCGTGGTTGCTCGTTACTCATTGCTGTTTGGGTTTTGATGTTCTCCTCATCTTCGTACCCTCTTGAGTACAGAAGCCTTGTACGCCTTCATCTCCTCGCTATCTTCGGCCTGCGCCTGCTCCTTCTTGACTTCATCCCACATGTGGTTTGAGTAGTTCTGGGATGCAGGAGGAGGAGATGACGGCTTGGAGGCAGGGTTGTCTCGATAGCAGCCCTCCACGACCTTAGCGAAGTTGTCGGTCTTGACAAGCCACGACAGACTCGCCATGGCTCTATTGCCTCGTAGGAAGGTGGATGCCTTGGCTTCCGCCATCATCTTTTTGAATTGGGATATTGCGTTTAGTGTGGTCTCCACCGTGGGACGCTCCTTGGTGCTCCCATCTGGTCGGTCGGGCATCAGCGCAAAGAAGAGCTCCTGCCCATCTCTGCATATCGCCCGACTTAGCACCAAAGGCTTAGTGAAGTCCTCCTCGCCTGCAGTCGCCTCCTCATAGAGCGCCTTCCACACCTTGCCATAATCTCGCATATCGGAGCTAGGGTACATTAGCGAGCTAACCATAGAGCGAAGCGAAGTATCCTCTATCGCATCTATTTCTTTCTGCGCGCTCTCAAAGCCCCCCCTGGGGGTTTGGGGGAGACTTTCATCTTCATCTTCTATTTTATCTTTTAGGGGGGTATTTATTACCCCCCCTATAGTCCCCCCCAAAGTAGAGCTGAAAGTAGAGGGCAAAGTAGAAGCGCCTTCTCTACTTTCGTCTACTTTCGCTTCTGCTTTCTCTACTTTTCTACTTTTGCCTGTTTTTGTCTCTACTTTCGTTTCTACTTTGCT